TCGCCCCACTTCGGCCCCGGCTTGTAGCTCAGATCGGCGTTATATCCCAGGATCACGCCGGCCCGGTACAAATCACGGTCCCCCTTGTTATTGATGCCCAGCGCGTTCATTTCGTACTCAACACGCAGGACTTCCAACTCCTGCGGTGTCATCCCAACGGCCTCAGCGCACTCTGCGTCTGCGGGCGATGCCTGCCCAGTCCTGCATAACTGGAGAGCCATCGGCCCGCTGAACACAGTGCCCTTGCGATAGACTGCGATTTGCACCGCCTGCCCGTCGCGACTCTTGCCAGGAATCCACGACACCAACTCAGCCAACTCAGGCGTCAACTTGCTAGTGTCGCAGAACTGATCGAGATTCAACGCTGCCCGCATTAGCTCGGTGCTCCGCTGGTCTCGATCGTGAACGAACCCTTCAATCCGTCTCCGGGTGATGCGGTCTTGTCGAACCCGTAGCCGCAGCCGCTGTAGACTTCGCTGAGTGGTGTTGCGTCTGCATACGTGACTTTGAAGTTGCGTGCTGCAGGTGCTCGCATCAGTGTGATGAATGCAGCGTGCACCGTATCGTCCGGATCATAAAAACATTCGCCGGTAATGGTGGCGGTGTCGATGTATCCGGTGTGGGTCTTAGTTTTGTGCGCCACACCGTCCAGCGTTGAACTATCGAACGTCTCGGCTTTTTCGCCTGAGATGTTCAGACTGGTGATCTGCGGGAATGCGGTGTAAACGCTGCTGATTTCCATGAGCAGGGCAGTGCCCTTGCTGGGGACTTTGTTGGGCATGTGACTTCAACCTTTCGTGGCTCGTGCCTGTTTGTTTGCGATTCGTTTTGCCTGCACTTCCAGATACCTTTTCGCGGCCCGTTGTGCTGCCGCTCGTGCTTCACCTTTGACTGCGTTATACGCACTCGCCGCCAGCCCCGGTTGCATCGCAGGCATGCGCCCACGATATGCAACCGCGCCTGTTGTCTTGATTCTGTATTGCCGTCCGCTGCTGTCCGAATAACCTGCCATCGCTCCACGGTGTTTGAGTTTGCCCGTGTAGCGTGCATCTGTTCCGAGAATGAACCAGTGCAGGTTTGCCGATCCAATTCCCACGCCGCCTTTTGTTGTTCGCTTGCGAATCACACGCCGCTTCGTTGCACCCTTGCCGACGTTGAATCCAACCTTTGCCTTCGTCACGTTGCCACGGTAAATCGTCAGCCGATAACCGACGGACTTGCCGACCTCTTTCACTCGCGGGTCGAGCTGGTTTGCCATCTCCGCCGCAATCACTTTCATGGATGACTGCAACGCGACACGTGCGACCTTTCGCGCGTCCTTGCTCATGGTGCTGAACTCGGAAATCAACTCCTTCAATCCATCAACGTTGATTTCGGCCTTCATGGCTTCACCTGCACTTCGCACGATATCGACGCCACGAACATCCGCTGCGAATACAGAACCGCCTTGTCTGCAACCTCCTGCGTTTCAAAGCCTGCCTGCCAGACTCTGACACGCCAATCTGTTGTCACGTACTGGTCCACTTGCCGAAGAATTTGCCGACACAACAGCCGCAGCGGATTCAGTTCCTGCGGTGTGATGTCCGCCACCTTTTTCCTGATCCAGATCCGGATTGCGTGCTGCGTGTTGTCCACGGAATCCAGCGTCTCAAACAACTGCTGCTCCGACTCATGGCACACGTCCACACGCAACTCTGTCACTTCCTCCGTCGGGTCAATTATCAGCTCGCGTGCTTCGGCCTTCAGATCCAGATTGTACGTTGTCCCTGCATTGATCCGTGCGACGATCGCATTGACGGCTTCCGTTGACGGTGCCAGCGTGCTCATATCACACCGCCAATCATTTTACTGTGCAGCCGAACCATCTGCGGGGAAGTCTGACGGTAGACTTTTTCCCCCGCAAATGGCTGCAGCTCATATCGCAACCCGGCAGACAAAATCACGTCTCCGGCCTGCGGTTGTGGATACGGCAAATCCGCCTGCAGCAGTATCCAGTCCACCGGGCGAACCTCGACGATTTGCCCGTTACCCAAATCAACAAACTGTGTCCGTCCTGCAGCCTTGCGTGCTGTGACTGAGTGCGACTCGACGCCGCGGAAATAGGTGACGGCCTGACCGGCTTCCGCCAGCAGATCCTCCACCATCTCTCCAATCGCGTCGTCGAAGTCGCTCACGTCTCAACCTCTCTCAGCGTGCATCCGGAACGAGTGCAGCAATCGCGGCACCCAGCTTCGTCAGCCCGGTGACAATCCAAAACCCGCTCTTCGTATAGATGCAGGTGTAGAGGGCTTCAGCTGTCAGTGCCAACTCGTTCGTTGCACCCACGGTCACTTCATTCACCTTGTCGGCGGCGACGGCGGAAATCAGTTCGCAGGCGGTTGTGCCCACAAGAATCCGCATCACCTGACCGATGTAACCGGCGGGCAGGCTGATCTGATGATCGGCGTTTGCGCTGGTGACGGTCACAAAAGTGCTGCCTGCCGGAATGAGTCCGGTGGTCGCACCCGTTGCAGTTGCGGTCACTGCGGCCTGCGTGGTGGGCATTGGGGCGTTCAGGATCACCAGCCCGGTATTGTCGCCGGATGCCTGTGCCTGAACTGCAATGCCCATGTAGACGCCGTTGCCGATCTGATTGGCTGCGCCGCTGCCTGCATCACCGCTGTCTGGATCGCCGGTTGCGTTCCAGTAACACGGCTGACCTGCAACCCATGCGCCGGTAATCTTCGGCACCTGAAAGATTCCCTCGATTGCCAGCGAACCCTTTTCGCTCGCTGCCAAATCGGTCGCGGTCACGCCAACAATACCACCGGACACAACCACGTCACCGCCGATCTTTGCGGCTGCTGGTGTGTAGTCCACAGCGTCATCGTCGCTGTAGAGAAATGCGGGACTCTGAGCCATCTGTATCTTCTCCTCATGGAATGGATTCGGAATGAATCCCGGCAGCACTTACTGCCGGGTGTCGGATCAGGCTGCGCCCTTGCTCTTGACGCCTGCCAGGTATTCGGACTGTGAACAGCCGAAGTCATGGTAGCCACGCAACTGGATGCCCAGCGTGTTGAAGTCGGCGTCAGCAGATTCAACCGTCGGGCTTCGCTGACCATTCAGGAACGAAACCACAACCGGCTTCATGATGTCGTCAAACAGGTACCATGCGGTGGTGCTGTAGCCGCCACCGTATGCGCTGTCGGACAACTCGGTGGCAACCACCGGGCGGTACTTGTTCGCGTGAATGTTGGCGTCCGATGCCTTCACCGCATTCAGGTTTCGCGCGACATACAACGCTTCGGCAACCGACTCCAGTTCCGGCGGAACGAGCAGCTTCGTCGGCTGTCCGCCCAGCGTCATCCGGCTGCTCGACTCTGCACCCGTCACCAGTGGTGACAGTCGCTGACGGAATGCCTTCACGCCGAGAGACAGACCAACGCCATCGGTACCAAGGTTGGTTGTGCCGCCCTCGATGTAGTTCGTCCGGGCAGTCGTCCAGAAGGTGGTGTGGTTGCTTAGGAACGTCGTCCACACCAGACGATTCAGGCGACGGGCTGCACCACGTCCGAGGCGTGTTCGCAAATCGTCGAACGCGCCCAGATCGTCGTTGATGATGTCGCGACGGGTCAGGCTGAACATCTTCGCGTAGGTGTCAGCCGATCGCGTGTACGACTCTTCGCTGATCTTGCCGTGCTTGATGACGCCACCGGGTCCAAGTTCCTCGTACTCCATGTCGTCCAGCAGGCGGTACGAGGTGTGCAACTTGAAGTCAGCAACGGACTTGATCTCTGCAATCTCAGTCCAGTTGTTGGCGACTTCTTCGAAGCCCTGCAACAGTTCCTTGTTGGCAAGATTGCTGAAGATGCCCGGCAGACTGACGGTGCTGAATCCGGCCTGCAGGTTGCGACCGAATGCAAATTCCATCGTCTCTCGCAGGTTGCCGTCATGCAGTTTGGTTCCGGGCATGACGTTCATGCCGTTTGCTGCTGCGGCCATCAGCATGACCTGCTGCAGCCCGATGCGGCCCTTGAACTGGGTGTGCGCGGCCTGCAGTTCGGCGTCACTGAATTCCTTTTCGGTGCCCTTGTGACCGCGTGCCATGCTCAGCCCGGCCTGCAGAATCCGCGTCGGATCTCCGCCGTTCTGCGCTGACACGAATGAAGTCGGGCGAGTGCGTCCACTGCTCACCTGCCTCTTCAGGATTTCCAACTCCACCTTGTCGGCTGACCAGTTGTTTTCCAGTGCAGCCGCAATCACCTCCGGATGTCCGGCTGCCTTTGCCTGAATCTCTGCCTGCTGACGGTACACACCGGCAATCTGCTTTCGCAGATCGGCAGTAGCCTGAAGGTCATTGACCGCACCAGCGGCAGCGGTCTTTTCTGGATTCGTCGGCATTGCTGCCACCTCTTTCTTTTGCGGGTCCATGTTCTGCTCAGCCTGCACCGGTGCCGCTGACTTCATCTCCCAGGCCTTCATCAGTGTGGCCTGATTCTCTGGCGTCATGTTGTCCAGGGACAACCCAAGTTCCTTCAGCCAATCTTCGAAAGACACGGCTGCAACTCCTGCAAGGGCAGCCGCGGCTGCCAGGTTAACTGCGGTGGCCCCATCTGCCCCCATTGGCAGAACGGATGTCTCCCGCAAGACTGCGCGACGAGCGAGAATGAATGGACCTGTTTGAACACGCCCATTCACCTCAACAGACTCGCCCGCTTGTATCTCAATTTCCTCGATGATCCGCGCCCCGATGGACGCCTGCCATTGCTGGCCTTTGGCACCCTGTTCGAGAACGCCAGCCACCTTTGCGGAAACGCCTGTAACTGGTCCTGCCAGCATCAGGCTTTCCCCGTCGTTCTCAATGGTGTCGGTAACGCCCAGCGTGTCCTCAACGGTGTTGCTGTGGTCCAGCAAAATCGGAACGTTGCCGGGTGTCTCCAGTCCTGCCAGATCCACGACAACAGGCAACGCAAACCCGCTCACCGGCAAAGGTCCGCCAGTGTACGCAAGGATGCTGAACCGTCGCGGCTTCGTGCCTTCCGCGGCCTTCAACTGCAGCGGTGCTGTCAGGGTTATGGGCTTCATTGTTTCTTGTCCCTCGATCGCATCTGTTCGAAAACTTTCCGCGCCCATGCGGCTCCGGGATCTCCGCCCCACAATGCCCACGCGATGCGACCTTTGCTCGGGAACCCATCTTCACCCGGGGAATAGCCTTCGCCTTTTTTGTCAACCTCATGCCGAGAGAAATACCGAACCATGCGGCTGATCGTCTCGGGACTGACGGCCTTGCCGTTGCTCAGATCCCGTGCCCGTGCAATACCGACGGCAGTTCCACCGCGTCCGAATTCGCTGCGCCAATCGAGTCCCTTTTGTGCCTCTTTGCGAACACCTTCGGGTGGTTTGAAGTCGATGTCGTCGTATTTGCCCGCGGCCTTCAAATCGGCTGCGGCTTCGACCTCGGATAACTCATCGTCGCTCACACCGTCGCCGGATAGTACGTCGTCCAGCAGTGCCGCAATCCGTTCAGGCTGAAGGCCAATCGTGGCCAGCGTCTGCTCTGCCATCACTCGGGACATCTCGCCCGTTTGCACGTCCTCCAGAACTCGCCGAATGCGTTTCTGGTTGTTCGTGAAGGCTCGCTGTCCGAGTGTGGTATACTCGCCAGCAACACCCGCCGCGGGCTGCTGGGGCTGCGTCTGATCGACTTGCGGCGTCACGACGGCAAACGGTGCCAGCATTTCCTCGACGTTCTGCAGCGGTACTGCGGGGAACGCCGAACGAATCAAAGCCCGGGCAGTGTCTCGTGGAATGATCCCTTGCCCAACCTGCGCGATGATTGACACGATTGACGCGACCTGCGCCCCGTTCATTGCGGTGTCGGCAACGGCAGTCGCCGCACCCGTTGCTGGATCTGTTGCACCGCCTGCAGCGGGCTGAACATCGAAGGTCTTTTCGAACACAGCCCGCTTGTATTCCTCGACGGACACGCCGAAGTCTGCGGCTGCGCGGGTGGCCTCCATCTCCCATTCTTTGCCGCGTCGCGCGTGCTCTTCCGACAACGTGCTCTGCCCGGTGGACAGTCTGACGGCTGCAGCGTCTGCGGCTTCTGTTGCGTCCAGTTCCGGTAGCGGTGGCCACGTCCACTGATGATTGATTTCCTCGATTCGCGGCATACCGGACAGCAAGCCCGGCACAAACACAGCGGACTCAAGAAACCAATGCCAGACACGCTCGACGATTGCCCACGTGATGCGGTCGCGTTCGACGTGCACTTCAGGTGCCCACACGTTCGCCATGTCGCCCTTGAAGGATGAGAAATTCGCATCCTTGCCGGTGCCTGCGGCCAGCGTGTAGGGCATGTTGGTGCAACGGCAGAAACTCATCAACGCCTGCCGCTGGAACATTTCGTACAACGGCCCCGGCTGCTTCGGCTCAACCTGTCCGATTTCCCAGCCCTCGGGCAAAGTCGTCAACATGTTTCGCGTCAACTCGATCTCAGCGAAGTCTGCACCGGATGCTGCGGGTGTGACCGCTGAACCGGTGGACTTCAGATACATGGCAAAATTCGCTGCGGTCTCGGCAGAGAACAGCGTTGCCAGTTCCTGCCGCCGCATGATCGGCAGCGTTTGCAGTGCAGGTGTTGCCCGTGGAATTCCGCGCGTCTGCCCCGGTCGTTCCTGTCGGTACAGATGCAGCACTTCCGTTGACGGATACCAATCACCACTCAGCATACTGACGGGGGCTGTACTGCCGGGGTGATGATCGTAAACGTAAAACTCCAGCTCGTTCAACGCGGGATCAAACCGCACGCCGTCATCAACGAACGGGTCCTGCAACTGTGACTGCTGCCATGGCATGGCAATTTGATCGGCTTCCAGCGTCCGCAGATCCAACGGCAGCGGATACCACTGCGGCCGCTCGGATCTCATCACGAACACTTCACCGTCTCGCCAGTAGGCTTCAACGGCTGTCCTCAGCATCTCGCCAAAATCGACACGGGCAACCCATCGACGCCACGCCAGCTCCAGACGCTGATTCGCTGCGGCGTCTTGCGTCAAGACTTGCAATCGCGGCCCACTGCCGACAATGTGATTGACCGCCGTCCGCAGAATACCGGCGTACCACGAATTGTTTTCCGCTTCGTATCGGCTGCGAATTCGCACCACTCGACGGACTGCCGGAGACATTGCCGCGCGTGCTGCCAACCCGTCCGCGTTCGTCCAGTGCCTGCGGTTCTCGGGGGTGGTCTGCGCCAAGTCGAACTTCGCCCGCACCTGCGGCGTTCGCGGTGCGGTGGCAACGGCGGTTGACGTGCTGGCGTATCGGCGTCTGCGGCTCACTCAATGACCTCCGGGTGGGACAATACGGAGAATCATCGACTTCAGTGCACCGACCGGGCTGGCGATAGCCTCTTTGCTGGCGAGGTGCTTTTCGTACTCAATCAACTCGGACAGACTGCGGCGCGTGACCGTAACGCCGTCATTGCTGACGCTCGCGGCTTTGGTCATTTCCACTTCGAGTTGTTCGGCAGGTGTGGTCATGCTCGCATGATTGACGCCACGCCAAACGCCTGCAACCGGCTATCTGCTACCGGTGGCAACAATCACTCACAAGGATCGGAAAACCGCCGCTTCTCAAATCGCGGTCGTGCGTTCAAGATTCGCTCGCCGGTTGTGTGCAGCGTGTTGCAGGACGGGCACAATCGCTCCCGGAGCACGAACCCGGCAGTCTGCCGAGTGCGGTAGACTGACTGCAATTCCGCCCCGCACTTCTGGCAGCGTAGCCCGTCCCCCTGCTTCCTGAACTCCGCCGTCATCGCACACCCCCCGGTAACGAAAATTTGCGCCGCTCCTGTCTCTGTGCCTGTTCACCGCTCATGCCCACACCACAGATCGACGCCGCCACGCAACACCCGACGAAACAGTCCCACCAGTCGTTATCGCGTCCGGGTGTTTGCTCCCATGCTACACCATGTGCGCCATCATAGGAAATGGCTTTCGGGATCTCCGCCGTTAAATGCTCGACCAACAATCTATTCGCCCGCTCGTCCGTGCCCGGCAGCAGAACCGCCGAAGGTGCTCCGGGTGTGGTCAACAATCGCCGGGCTGCGTGAGACTTCCATATGTTGGCGTCGTACTGGACGTGCACCGGATGATCCGCGCGACGCTCCACCCAATACTGCCCCGTTTGGCGGTCCTTTTGTGGCTCGCCCCACAGGTGCACGGGCTTCCGTCCGGGCTTCGGCCCGAATCCTTTTGACGGCCTGATTCGCGTGCGGTTCGCCGACGCCAGAACCTGCGACTGAATGCGGGGTTTCTGTTCGCCGTCGCTCCAGTCCTTCAGGATCAAATCGAGTTGCGGAAATCGCTGCAGCAAATCGGCTTCCAAACAATTGTGGGCATGGACAAACGCCTCTTCCCACGATACGCCCGGCTTGTCCTGGCTTAGTCGGCGTGCCAGATCGCTCTTGTAGAAAACCGGCCTGCCCTGATCCGGCCATGTGCCGTAGTCCACAATGCAGCCGCTGAAGTCGCGTTCCCAACTGCACACCATGTACCATAGCACCTGATCGCTGCTGTCGATGAATGCGGTTGTGTAGCTGGCCTGTTGTGGGATTCGGCTGCGCTCAACCTGCGACAATCTCGGCAACAGTGCCTGACTGTCCAATCGAACGCCGGACTTGTCCGCGACCACTCCGCCTTCCTGCTGAATCTCACGCTGGAAGAATTCCGGGTCAACGGCTCGGATTGTCAGCAGGGACTGCAGGGCGGACAGCTCCTCGGGCAGCTTGTCGTGCTCCCACGCCACCTTTGCGCCTGCGTCCATATCGGCCCGGTTGCGTGCGTAGAATTCCTGTGCTGCGGCTTTGCCCTCTTTCGGTGTTTCGCCAGTTCCGAGCAGTGCCGCGTACCGGTCCCACAGGTCCATCCGCTCGGGCATTCGCAGGACCGATTTCCAGACTTTGCCGTGCCAATCCGGATGTCGCTTTCGGTCCATAAATCGTTCGGTCAGATCCTGATGTGCTCGCACGGTGCACACCATGACCGTTGCCATCTCCACGCCCAGCCCAGCCAACCCCATGAAGGTCTTTGTTATCAAATCCTCACGCTCATCCGTCTGGCTCGGGCTGGTCGAACTCTGCGGTGTTTGCACGTCGTCAAATATGATCAGATCCGGGCGAATCACCCGACCATCGTTTTGAATGTATGACAGCCCAGACACGTCCGTTGCCATCAGGCTGAATGGTGCCACGTGCACCTGTGACGATTCACTGCCGGGAATGTCCGGGAACACGATCCGCCCGCGGTCGTCTTTTGCGTGCAACGTCAGCAGTTTGCCGTTCAATCGGAACTGCCGCTTTGGTTGTTTCGACTTCAGGATCAATGGCACGACTTCCGGGAAGTCCTGTGCCAGCATGTCAGACGATGCGAGCAAATTGAAAAAGTTTTCCCTGTGCTCGCTGGCCTTGTCGTCCGTTGCTCCGGTGAGAACCAGAAACCGCCTGTGGCCATACACCGCCGCCCAGATCGCCGCAACACGGGCGCAGGTCGACTTCAACCCACCTCGCCTCACGGCATGGGCTTCACGTCCACCGCCCAATATCACCGCTTGGAATCGCTCAAACATCGCCACCTGATACGGTGCCAACTCGATGTAAAACGTGCTCTTGAAGTAGGTCAGGGCAAAGTCTAACAGATCCTGTTTGCAGCGGTCTCGCCGTGTCTGATTCGCGACTGGTGGCAGTGGTCCGACTTCCTGCGCCGCTGCCGTTTTCGCATTGATCACTTCGGCGTTTCTGCGGCTCCGGTCGCTGGCGTAGTTGTCCTGGAATTGCAGCCCGTCAATCTCCGCTGCAACGATCGGCAGAACGTCATCCGGCAGGCTGCTGAGAAATTCGGTTAGCTCGGATTCGCTCAGCGATTGCAGACGCGAGAGTTCGTCCGGCGTCAGTATTGCCGCTGCCATTCACCTGAACTCCTACGTTGACCACTGGGGCGGTGTTCTGCATTGGCAATGGATGATTCTGCGCATTCATCGCAATCAACACCCGCGCCGCCGCATTCTTTTCGCGGTTGGTTCCGGTCGCCAATATCTGCCCGATAACGATTCCAGCCCGCTCAAACAGCGAATCCGGAATCTGCCAGCCCTTGCGGATTGCGGACTCCATCTGCCGCAGATCCCCGCGGGTATGTGCCGGGTCAGTTAGCAGTGTGGTTTCGGTCATGGTGTTTGCTCCGATGTCTGTTCTGAATCGGAAAGCGTCCGGGTCGGATTCGCACCGCCCACTTCAGGCTGGTCGCCTGACGTGTCGCTATCAACACTTCGGACGCGTGGTTTCCCTTTGTACATTCCGGCCCCTCGCCGGTCAATCTCTGAGAATGGAAGAATCGGAACCGTTAGCCCCTGGCGTGCGGTTAGGTCGAGGAAATAGATGTAGCGGAGTTGAAAACCTGGCAGCGCTACCGCCCCCGCTTCGCGAGCATGCGCCGAACCAAAACGGCCATCTGCCCCCATGTGGTTTGGATTGTCTAATGTCTTTCTTGCGATGATTGAACCATCCGGCATTCGCAGCATTTGCTTGTTTGGCTTGATGCTGGTTAGCACGAATCCACTTGCCCTGTAAATCGTTCCGTCGCCGCACTGTGCACCATCTGCAAACGACACGCACCATTTCAATTGCGGATACTGCTTCCGCATCCACCGAAACGCGAAACCCAGCGCCCGACTTTCTCCATTTCGCGGAAGCCAATCCGCGAACGCCATGCGGTTCAGTTCAATGAACTCGTTCCACAGCGTGCCACGCACCAGCCTTTGTGTTTTACGTTTGTCCAACGACGGCCCAAACTGCATCGCGCCGCCGCACTTGCCGTCAAGAAACACGCCAAGGTGCAACTGAGAGTTTTGTGTTGTCTTTTTGCTGTAATGCAAGGTTTGCACGATGCGGTTTGCGTCCTTCGCAGATATTGGCTTTACGATCAATCGCTTCGCGTCACCCATTGAAGGCCTCGCATATCGCCGCCAGTGCGTTCCCGTTGCTGTTCTCGTTCACCTCCGACGATCCCCCGCCCGCGGCTTTCGCCTTCTTCAATGCTGCTTCGATCGCCTCGAACTGCGAATCATGCACCGTAAACGTCATCTGCCGGAACGGCTCACGGTCGCCTTCGGCCAGTTCGGGCGGTGCGATTTCCTGCGCGTCGTATCCCAGCAACTTCCCCAACTCCTCCGCATCAAACCCAGTCAGCCCCAAATCAATCTCGTCCGCGTGCAGGTCCTGCAGCTCGTTCGCCAGCATCGCCTCATCCCAACCGCTGCTCAGGGCAATCCGGTTGTCGGCCAGGATGTAGGCGCGTTTCTGTGCGTCCGTCAGATGGTCCAGACGGATACACGGGACCGTCTGGATCTTCAGCAGGTTCGCCGCCATCACCCGGCCATGTCCGGCAATGATGCCGTTTTGGCCGTCAATCAGAACCGGATTGCAAAACCCGAACTCCTGTATGCTGCCGGCAATCTGTGCCACCTGCGCGTCGCTGTGTGTGCGTGCGTTGCGTGCGTATGGGATCAGGTCCGATGTCGGCACCTGCTCAACCTGCTGCGTTCCTGTGGGTTTCTTCGACGCCATCCCCCTGACCCCCTGATTTTTCGGCCAAAACTGCAAACAAAACAAACTCAAATCCGAGG